TCAAATACCGGTTGCGTCGTAACATTTCAGATAATTCTTTTGCACGCTTTGGAACATCAATTCTATACCAATCACTATCAAGCATTTCGATAGAAGCTTCTTCCCACCTAGCATTCAAGAGGTGTCTTATGAAAACGTTAAAACCTAGCAGTGAACGTTCTCCCATATTGAAGCACATACTAATCAGAACATCTTTTCGAATATCGCTTAAAACTTTAAACCATTGATATTTTCGTAAACTCTCTTCTGTTTTTATTAAATCATTTCTAAGTAAATAGAAAGCATTTTCTTTGGATATCCGCAGAGTTTCTGGATTTTCTAGTTGCGATTGTGTAATCGCCAAAGTTGAAAGCTCGGCTCTCGAGAATCCATTGTGCTCTATATTTCTTCCTATCCCGATTGTCCAAATATCTTTTGAATCTTTATATGCCTGTAAACGCAGTCCTTCATGTCTTTCTAGAAGAGGAATAAGTTTCTCGTACATGGATAATCCTTAGAATTAAATTGGACTAAATATACCATTAAACATTTTATTAATCACATCTTGAGCAATGTTAAGGGAAATAAGGGCTATTCCTTATTTCCCTTTTTTAAAGCCATGTTTCAGCTGACATAATTTTAAACACCTCTTCTTTGTTTAAAAAAAATATCGGCAACAACAAATAGTTTTGCAATCATCCACATTATTCCACTTCCAGCCATATAAAGAATCGCTGATAATAAAGTTCCATGAATCAAATGATAAATTGATGAAAGCAGTAAACCCACTGATACCAACAAAACCAAGAAAGCAATTATTTTCATTTCTTTAGATCTCGTATATGATTAAGTCTATTCGCTTCCAATATTGGAAGATTTGCTTCAGTAGGAACATAAATAACTTGATTCTTTCCATCATTTAAACCATTAATCCAAAGATATCTAAGATAGGCCTCATTGTTTTCAAGACTTTTTCCTATAATTTGATTAGCCTGAGCAACACCTTTCGCTCTTTCTACTTCAGCAGCGGCTAATGCAATAGCAGCTTCTTGTTTTGCTTGAGCTTCTCGTACAATTATTTGTCTATTCCAATCCGCTTGTTTAAGTTCGGCTTCGCCTGCTTTTCCAGCTGACCAAACATTGTATTCGGAATAGATAACCGGAATTCCTATAAATAAAAATAGTAATATTACCAATCCAATAATGGAAAGTATGATCTCTGTTCTACACTTTGCAATTGACTCCACTAGTTTCTCCTGTTCTTAATAATGTCTAAGGCTTCATCTAAAGGCATCGTGAAATCTCCTTTAAGATAATCGTTTAATAGTAAGATTGCTTTATCATAACCAAATGCAACTGATGCACAATATCCAACATTCTTCATAAGAGTTAGCCATTCTCTCTGCTCTTTTGATATAGATGTATGACTGCCAGATTTCCTTTTCAATTCTATCCATAATCCAGAGTATCGTGTTCCATCAGATTGCGTTCTTGGATAAGCTAAGAAGAAATCACTAACACCTTTCTTTACACCCATCCGTTTTAGTTTCTTAGCTTCTAAGATATGCCTAGAACCTCCATTGGGATAATGGATAAGATACAACTTTAGCACAGCATGTAACCTCGCATAGTCCATTATAGCGATATGATCTTGTTCTTCGGTTGGAGATATTCGGTTTTTAGCCGCCATTGATTACCGATCCTTCTCTTTATCCTTTAGTTTTTCGGGATCGGGAAACTGTCTTTGTAAATCTTCCTTTTTTTGATTCCTAAAGCCTTCCAATAGTCGCCCAAAGAAAGAAACTATTCCTTCAGGTTTATTTTCATTACTCATAGTAATTCCTTAGTAGGCGGCATTATTTTACATATCCAGTCACTCGTAGTCTTATCGTAAGAAAATTTTTCTTTTCTTCCTCCATTTGAAATATCAAGAAGTTCTTTCTTAATAAGATCCGGGTAATGATCACAAATATAAAGTAGTCCATGAAATTGATTACATGTTTCACACCATCTTCCATATGCATCATATTGATTGCATATTTCACATCCTCTTCCATGTACATCGGTAGTTAATTTCACTTATCCTCCTTTTTAGGGCAATATAAATATGCCAATATTATATAGAATATTAACACTATTCCTATCCACGCACTCGCATCACACAAAAAATGGCAAGCATTTTTACCGATTTCAATCTCCACTATGACAGCCTCCATTTTAATATGAGGTAACTATGATGCCCCTATACTTTTCCTAAAAACTTCCCAAAGCCCATGCGCCTCCTCAACCAATCCATTTACTTTATCTAAGGTATCAATGATAGGTTTAACGTTAGGATGATTAATACACTCTAAATTACTCTTTATAAAATCCACTTCTTCTTTAATCACCTTAACTTTTTTTGTTATCATTTATCTCTCCAGTTTATTTAATGGTTATATAAGGCACCTTCTTTAACTCAACTCCTTCTATTTTAACACCCTCTTTAAGCGATCTCAGAATAGATTCTTTCGACAACTCTTTTTTGGTAACATAAAAGTTGTCTGGTATTTTATCCTCATTAATGACATTAACCGACAGTCGTCCTTCATTAATTTTTATATTAAAACTAGAGTCCTTCGATTTAACCGATTCTAAATCTAGTTTCTTCATATTAAATAGAAGATAATATTTTAACCTGTCTTTCCTTGCATTCAATACCCCTCTCTTCTCATGCAGTCTTTTCTCTACTTTCCGAATTGCGTCTATTTCTAATTCTAGATTAAGGATATATGCGCCTATTTGGATAGATTTTTCATTAAATGTTTCTTTAACATCATCTAATATCTCTTCATAACACATAATGTTATCTTCATCTTCCAGTTCATGAAAGATAGAAAGATAGTTATCTGCTATTTCGTATAGTTTCAATTTTCACCTCCAAGAGTATAATTTTTAGGCGCTTAAACACGGGGAGCAATGTTGGACCCATACTTTCTCAACGAAAGTCTCCATGGCTTTTCCTCCAAACATACCGATCAAAGCTAGGAATATAGCTTCTTTATCGGTAAATTCATTGAATAAGTTCAATGCTCCCATCATTAAACCCAATGCTACCGCCGTTAATCCGCCGGAGCCACGAGAAAGAAGGTTGTAATCTTCCAGGCTCGTTTGTGTTTGTGACAACCAAACATCAGAAACATACTTTATAATTCTGCCGTTTAAATAAGGAAATGCAGTTAAACTAAAGTTTGCCAGTAAATAATTTTTTTTAATCTCTTCATGAAAAGCTCTGGTCATAACATATCCAATTATTCCACTAATAAAAAATCCAATTACTTGTTTATGAAATGGTAAGTTATCGGGCTTTACAGAAAATAAAGTACTTTTAGTGTGTCTGCTCGGAATAGATGAAGCGATTGAATGCGTCTCATCTATATCCATTTGTTCTATAGTTCTCGCGGAGGAATGTGGGCTCTCAACATTCAATCGAGGATCATTATCTGGTATCAGTTGGTCTTCTGTGGGAAGAGGCGCAGGGTTTTCTTTTGTATATACAATCACACGAGGGCGGCTAGGGGGAGGTTGACCGGTTAAGGATTGATTATCAACTGAAAGATACGTTGTATGAGTAGTTTGCGTTATTCGATGCGTTTCTATGTGCTGAACATTACTATTAAAAAATGATTTAAATTTTGAAAACATAGCTTTTCTCCTTTTAGAAAAATTAAGTTAACCTACTGTTTTTTTATTACATGTTTTTGCAATCGCATGCTCCGTAAATACCTCCATGGCTTTTCCTGCTGCCAGACCAAAAAATCCAAGCCCCAATGTTTCTGCCAAATTGAATTTACCAAAAAGTCCTGTTGATCCTACAATACTCCCTAATCCCATGGTAGAAAGTGCTCCTACTATCCTATTTCTTATCATGTAATCGTCAGGATTAGTTTTTTCTTTACCTAACCATTTTGACGCAACATGGTTCACTACGCGTCCGGAAATATAAGGTAAGCATGTAAATAGAAAAGATGCTAAAAACTTGCTTTGTTTGGATGTTTCAAATGAACTTTCTATTCCTATCATCACGAAGTATCCAATTATTCCAGAATATAAGAAGTCGGCCGTTTCTTTGTAGAGAGGGAGTTTAGAAGGTTTTCCATATATCCATGAAGTCGTTATTCCTGAAAATTCTGATCCCGAATCATCGTGTTGCTTCAATGCACTTTTAGTTTTTCTTGAAACAGGAGGTGATGCCAAGAGATCAGGTGTTTCTCTTGCCAATTCATCTATTGTTTCAATCGAATCATAGGTTACCCTTTTACCTGAAAGTAATGTCAACGACATTGTATCGTTTGAATCACTGTTATTCTGCATCGTTCTTTCCTGTAAAATATGTGGAATAGTTATATATAGGTTTTTTCTCTTTTGCATTCAATGTACTTTATTTCGCTGGATCCATAATTTGAATGATCGCTAATATAAAAAGTTTCTACGCGATCTCCATCGTCATATGATTCTTCTACACATATTTTTAGTTCATTTTTAATTAAAAGTTTATTTAACTCGACCATCACTTGTTTTAATTCTGCAACGTAAGGAGGGTGAAGTTCTCTTTTAATTTCATGAATCACGGCAGATAATCGACAGGATTGGTTAAAACTGATGTCGTATTGTGCCTCCAAAACAGCAAGTTTCTCTTTTATTTCTTCTTCCTCTATTTCACTTCTAGTTTTTCCTGTAGTAGAATTATCTGGATTAAACGTAATTTTCATTCCGTCGAAATAGGGGTTTACTTTTTTCATTTCATTCTTCCTAATGTATGAGACATGACCTCTGGCGTGACAGGCCAGTCCTCTAACCAACTGAGATACCGTGTTTATAGTATCTCTCATAATAGATATTATAATATCCTTTATCAGGCGTAAAATTTTTAATGTGATCTTGAGAGTCAAGGTGTTCTATACCAATCTGCTTCCCATCTTCTCTATACCATGCCATCATCATGGGTTCACATTTATCTTTTCCAATCTCCAGAAATAAAAAAGGTATTTCACTTTTGTCATCGGTAACTAACAAACAAATATTACCTCGTCCGTTTATAGATGGCTTATGCGGATCGAATTTCTTCTCTTCTTTCGGAAGCTCGGACTCGGGAATGTTTATTATATATCGCTCTTCACAATCAAGATATCTCCTTGGTTTTCCATCGAGAGTATATTCCTTATAAGTGTTTTTCCCATCTTCTTTGGTGAACAATACAAGGACAGGATATCTTTCCTCTATCATATTTGTGCTGATTACTTTAACTGTTCCTTGTGAGGTATCTTTGGATCGAACCGGCTTAGTCCAGTCGACTTTAGGATTCTCATCTTTAACTTCAACACCCGATTCTGTAGAGATAAAAACTACTCCTTCAGAATCAATTCCAATTTCGGAGTTATCGAGCCCAGTTATGGTAATTGTAGTGTCACCAATAACTTTTTTTATAGTCTTTATTGGCTCAATTTTAGTTTTTTCATTTTTATCTTCAGGACAAGGCTCCTCAGCGCGATAAAGCTTTTTTCCATTAATACTTATATCTAAATTATCAGGAATATCAAAAGTAGGAATTTTAAACTCTGCGCCATCTATAAATTTTGTTTTTTCAGTAAACCTTGAAATTTTCTTTTTCTTGACGAGCAGTTTAATACTATTGTCTTCATAGAGTTCATAAAATTTATCTCTTCCTAGATACATATAAGAGTCTCCGAGAATATTACGAGGAGAGGGTTTATCAAGATCAATTGAGAGACCACTCTCTGTTGACCGTAAAGTTCCTTTTAAATTATAAAGAACTCCAGCCCTCTTTATGACAATCCGATCCTCTCCTTTAAATTCTTTCTTTTTATTGACGAGACGATTAACCTTCTTAAGCTTTTTCAAATAATCCCAGCCTCCTTCATCATATCTAATTAATAGGTCGTCTGTGTTAATGTGTTTTATAATCGTACCTCTAAGCCTTCCTTCATCTTTTATTGCTATAGCTCTATCGCCGACCTTGAACTCTTTAATCTTCTTTTTTAGTTTCTTTATTTCAGAAACTCTACAAGGTTGATCGTAGGTATCTCCATCAAAGTGCACCGTTCTAATAACATCTCTATAACCATAGTCTTTAAGAGTTCCTTTTCGCATCCCGCAAATTACTCTATCTCCCTCTTTAAACTTCGGAGATTTCTTTTCAGGTTCATCTTCGACTTTTTCCAGATATTTTCTAGGGACCCAAAAAGTTCCAATGCCATGGAAAAATACGAGCGTATTTAGCCATCTACAGCAATCCATCTCGTTAATAACCCCGATTCCATTTTTAAACTGATCGGAATATATATCATCCCCTAAAGTTTTAAAGAAACACTCTTCATGGTCTTTATCTTTGAACTCTTTAATCCTAACCTTGTCTCCAACTTTGAATTTAGTCATTAAGTATCCTATTAAAATAAATTTTATCGGTTTTATAAAAGCTTATACTTCTATTTCTAAAAAATAGTGGGTGATCATCATCCTTCTCAAGATGATCTTTTATTAGATGTATCCAATAGACCAGTTTAGTTTCTTCATTTACTAAAAGAAAAGCCTGGTTATTTGTTCCACTTACAGAATATTGCCTAACTTCCTTCCCTATTTTTGGTATTTTACCGCTGTCGAATAATCCTTTTAGATAAGTAACTGGACTAGGTTCTGTAAATAGAAAAAAATCGCTTATCTTTAAATTGAAATTAACTAAAATTGTTTCTAAGATGGTCGACCGCTCTTTGATTTTCTCTTCCTCTGCTTCAGTCATATATTGTTTCCTTCTTTATAAATATTAATTGCTAATTCGGAATAAACTACAATATCATTAGCAATGACAGAAATTATAGGGCAAGATTCATGAGAATAAACTAGAGTCGCCTCTAAAAAGCTCTTAGACTTTTGAAATAATAGATAGTATAGAGATAAACCAACAATAAATTTATCATCCTCACTACTATCTATCGCAGATAAAATAGAAAGTAATGGTTTTGTGCTGAATAAAGTTTCTTTCTCTCCATAAATTTCTTCAGAAAATTCTTTAATCATTCCCAGCTGATGTCTGATCGAAGACAAACAATACCTTATTTCCTTACTATTATTTTCAGTCATTTCTTCTCCTAAACATGAATTCTTCATTAGACATATATTTTTTGTCCTTTATATTCAATATAAGATATTTTTTCATCCCTTTCTCCGTACTCGTCAGGACTTGATATATAGAAAGTAATTCCGAGTTCATAGTCGCTCTCACAAAATATCTCTAGCTCATTTTCCTTTAGAAATTTATTTATTTCCTTTACCATTTCTATTAATCGATTGATGTTGGTTGGTCTTAGTTCTTTTTCAATCCCCTTTATCTGGTTATATAAGAGTTGGCTCTCTTCCCTTATTGCCGACTGCCTTTCCTTCAAAGTAATAAGTTTGTCTTCTAGATTCTCTTTATTCATTTTTTCTCCTTTAATTTTTTCCTGTCTTCGTTCTATGATTTATATCAAGTCTTAGTAAATCATTTACTTCTAAATCAATTATAAATCTCACATAAACACTACATCCCCATGCCCACAATCTACATTTATTTCTAGATAAAATTAACTCTAAATTTTTTATTATGGGAATAAGCTCACCCTCTATTGTTCGAGAGATAAAACTATGTAATAAATATTGTGGTATATTTTTTATTCCAGGATCTTTTATTAATATCTCAATCGATTTCTTTATAGAGTTATATTTCTCGAATTTATCTTTATCATCAACATCGTCTAATGCATATGCTGGAGAATGTGGATGATTGTAGGAAACGTATACATCTTCACCATTCTCAGACCATGTAAGTTCATGTTTACGGAAGTATCTTTCCACCCTCAGAGCCACTCCATTTAATTTCTGTAAGTCTTTTTTACTTCCCACATTTGCAAGCGTTAAATTTCGCATATTATTTGAATACGTAAAGAAGGATCATCGTAAAGAGCAGAACGACGAGTAGATAAAGTAGAAAGCCCATATTATTTCAATCCAGTAATTTTTTTCGTCAAGATTCCGACATGGCTTTATCTATCGCTTTTATAGCTTTACTAAGTCCATATAGAGAACCTCGTAAAAATCCATATATTTCGTTTCGTGAATTAAACCCATCATAGTAATTCGAAAGCTCTCTTATAATCTCGATACATTCTTTTATTGATACAAGATTATCTGCATGGTTATTACTCATTATAATCATTCTCCTAAGGTGTAGAAGCAATTAAATTGTATCCTCCAACAGTTCTGTGCCTTTCCATTTCCTCATTTTCAAAACCATCTTTTATTCTACTTTCAGCTAATTCTGTATATTCAGGGGATATTTCTATACCAATATAATTTCTTTTCAAAAGTTTTGCTGCTACTGCAGTAGTTCCGGATCCCATAAATGGATCTAAAATTAATTGTGCTTCAGTCGAAGAAATAATTCTTTCGATTAGCGCCACTGGAAAAGGAGCAGGATGATCATTTTTCATTTCTTGTTGGAAATCCCAGACATCTCCAACTGCATTAGCTTTTTGAGAAAGTTTAAAGTTCTTTTTAGCAATTAGATAAATTACTTCATAAGTAGGAAGAAAATAACCTGGATTAAAATTAATACCTCCTTTTCGTTTCCAGATAATGATTTGTCTGACAGGAAATCCTTGCAAAATATCATTTCTATCTTGCAATAATCCTTCCTGTACTCTCCATTTGTGATTATAAAATATAGCGCCATCATCTTTTATTAAGCGCATCATTTGATTCAAACAGTTTCTTTGCCAACGTACATATTCATCATGCGGCATGCAATCATTGTGATGTGAATATCCATTCACAAGAGCTGCATTTTTCCATTTACCGCCACGGCCATCTTTCATGCCGTTTCCAGAAGAATTTTTAAGATTGTATGGAGGAGAGGTGACCACTAGATCAAGGCAGTTATCCGGTATTGTGAGCATTACTTCTATTGCATCACCGCAGATAACTTTATCGATAAATTTTTTAGGGCATTTCATAAAAAATCACCTGGTTGATTCCATTATATTTGTTCATATTTCCACCTCTATTGAATTATCTTCTCCCATCATCATTCTCCTGCTTTTTTCCAAACCATTTTTAATCGCCTTAAATAAAATATCTCCATGTTCCTCATTTTCAAATATGCACACCATATTTCCTGCCTTCCCTCTAAGCTTTTCTAACTCCCCTAAATCAATTTCCTCTCTTACTATTCTAATGATATGTAACTTTTTCATTGCTATCTCCTTTTTCTTCGATGTGTTTTTCAAATTCTTTCCTACACGCAATGTAAGTTTCTACATTAGAGGCGTAATTTAGGTAATTTAATATCTTAGGAAATATCTCTCCCAATTCCTCAAGAAAAGATGAGAAAATTCCAAAAGCATTTCTTATATACGTATATTCTTTTTCGCATATGTTGTTCTCAACAACACTTAGTTCCTTTGTAACCTTCAATCTAACTTCTTGACAAAAGTTATCAAACAAAGGATGGAGTGCCTTCTCAATCCTCTTAAGTTCATCTAGATTTTTTTGAAAAATTTCTGATATTTCTTTCATTTATTTTCCTTTAATTTGAGAGACAGGATATTATAATAAACTATAACATCCTGTCAAATTTTTTATGCTGATATACTGATAGAGCCATCTAACTTTCTCTGTTCGTATATCTCTTCTCTATCAATAATCACATTTTTATCTGCTGAAAATCCTAATCTAATTTGCGATTTCGATCGGTTACACACGAGCGCTGTAACCTTAATTTCTTTCCCATCGACATTAATCATAATAGATTCACCTGATCTTCGGGTAAGCACTAACATGGTTTTCTCCTTTTCTGGTTGGGATATTCTCTAATAGTTGTGTAACCCTATTTTGAAAATAAATATTTTTAAGTTTCTCAATAGCAGATGAAAGATTCGCCAGCGCATATTTGCTGGCAGGGCATCTCGGATGATGACTGAGATACCATTCCAAGCTTGCTATAACTGTATTAACTTCTTCTGCAGACATTTCCATTATTTCTCCTATGAAAGATCTTCGTTGTCAAAAAATTCTGTATTTTTTGACTCGATTATCTTAAGTTCATCGTCAAGAATTTTATTTTTCTTTTTATTTTTTAAGAGGGTGACTTCTTTTAGAAAGTCTCCTTCACGGTGTTCTCGACATATTCTTTGCGAATCTTCAAATATCACTTTTAGATCTTCTATAGTGATAGCCAATTCAATCGCATCCCTTACTTGCTGTTTTTCTTCTTGAGTCAGTGATTTTTTTTCTATTGACTGTTTTACTTCGACCACCTCTTTTCTTGCTTTTATTTCTTTGTGCAATTCTGGAAAATTAGAACTCTCTTCCACATCTTGTGTAAAGATACAAGAAGCTCCAGTTGCATTTATTGTAGCAGCTATGAGAGCACGTTTGCATGCCATTTTAAGAACCGTATTCCAACAATCTGCGATATCTTTATTTTCTGTTTTACCAACGGGTTGCGATACGAGTCTTTCATCAGTCAATGGAAATTTTGCATTACAACCCCCTTTCTTTGTATTACAGTAAAAGTTCTTATTCCAAGACTCGTCTCCTTTCCCTTTTGAGATAGAGTCATTCCCACAATCAGGACACACTATTCCACCCGTTCTATATCTATATTTGCTTTCTAAAGTAGAGCAAGACCCGAGACCTCTAGCAACAAGCTTTCCGGTGATGATGTGGATAAGGTCACATGAAACGAGATAGTTTCGATGATTTGCTTCTAGCTTTTCTTCCTTCCAATCATAGACGGGAGAAAATCTAAACATCATATTTAACTTTTGAGCTCCCGGTAATAGTAGAGAAGGCTTTGATGTTCCCGGAAGTTTTCCATAATCTTCATTTATCACCATAACCTTGGTCATTACACTTTGAACTTTATGTAGCATTCGTACTAAATCATCGATAGTAAGCTCTTCTTGCACAGACATGGACTTTGTTTCTTGTATTATCATTTGATTTTCTGATGACATATTACGCTCCTTGTTTTTTAGATGGTTTGAGATTAGACAATATATCGAGGTCAGTTTGTTTTAATAGCCAAACCGGAGAAAATTCTAATTCAAGCAGGACTTTTTCTCGTACATAGTCCAGCATTTCTAAAATGAGATTTTTATAAGCAAGATACTTTATAGCGCTATCTTCCCCTTTGTTTGAAAGTACTTTCTTAATATATGCCACATCTGGAATTTCTTTCATTGTAAAATCTCCTTTTTAAAGTGAAAACCCCGTAGTTTCAATAGGTAACGACTGACTATTCCCACTCGCCTTCTTCCCAACATTATTAGAAACAATTTTTCTTCACTACTAAAATAGTCTTTCATAAAGACCTCTGTGCATCATAGCGATTTTCAAGAATTTCCGAATGTCTTTTCACCAGGACTTGAAAATTATCAATCACCTCATCTTTTAACAAAGCACCTATTTCTTTTCGATAATAACTATTTCCCATATTTTTTATTTCTTCTAATAAATCAAATGCACTATCACTATCTTGATGGATAAGATACTGGGATATACGATACATTAAACTATTCTCGAAATCTCCATGAGTACCAGCAGCTTCCCTGACAAAATCCATTTGATTATCAATGTTATCATCAGCCAACAATTCACCTGTTAACTGACATTTATCGTCGCTATCTAAATCATCATAATCATAAATTCCTTTTTCAAACAGGTAATGAATATGATCACCCAATGAAGTATGTACTTTCATAATGTTCTCCTGTGATGTATAGTTAGTTATAACATGTTGTCCGTAAAAAATCAGAATCGCTTCTGATAAATCAAGCATAGTACGGATTACATGTTGTGTCTGTAAGCTATATCTGAAAGTCATGTAAGCATTTAGCTCGGTTGTTTATTATTTGCACGCTAAGATTATGGTCAAAAATCTACTTTAACTCTATAAATATAGGTATATTTCATGAAAAATAACAAAGTAAAGAATTTACGTCTTCAATTACAACTGACCCAGAGACAGTTTGCAAAAGAGTTAGGTGTGACATTACTCAGTGTGTGTAATTACGAGTCAGGAAAGCATATTCCGCATTCATTAACAATGGAAAAGATCATTCAATTAGCGAAACGTTATCGAATTAAACTCGAATTGTCGGATCTTTTGGAGAAATAATTATGAATCCATGGTTTAAGCATGATATTTACACGGTAAATGACCCAAAGATCATTGTTCTTTTGAACGAATTTGGGGGTATTGCCTATGCCTTTTTCTGGCGCATTATAGAGATGTTATATGCGTCAGAGAGCGGGGATCTGATTCTTGATCAGACACTTCTCTTAAGCCTTTCTGTTCAGCTAAAGACGCCAACAGAGACTTTAAAGGACATCCTGACAAGGTGTTTTGATCTCAATATCTTCACAAAAACTGTCAGCTATGATCCTACAAATAGGGATAAAAACACCCTAAAATTAGATCAAAACTTTGGATCAAAAACCCCTAAAATGATCCAAAATGATCCAAAAAATGATCCAGATCATTTGGATCAGATTCTGGATCATTTCGTGCAAAATGATCCAACTGTTTTTACCTCAAAAAGAGTAAAGGAAACTATACATGAGAAGTCAAAGAAATGGCGTCAGTTCAAGGAAAACCAATCCTCCTATGGTAAAAAAGGAGGGCGGCCAGCTGGTTCAGTAAATCTGGATCAGAAAGGGTACGAAAGCCAAGAAGTAGATTTAGAAAAGAATAATAAAGATCTTAGATCTAAACAACTGAAAAGTAATATTATAAAAATAAGATCTAAAACACACTGGTCAAATTTTAATTTTTTTTGGAAATTTTACCCGAAACGCGTTGCCAAACTTGCAGCGTACAAAATTTGGACAACTAAAAAATTGGATGAGCACTTACCGCTCATTTTAAAAAATTTGGAAGAACGAAAAAACGATGACGAATGGAAAAGAGGTTTTATTCCCAACCCATCGAATTATCTCAACAACGAGCGATGGTTAGACGAAGTCCAGTACAAATCGCCTATCAAAAAAAAATTCACGGACGGTATTTTTGAAAACAACCTAAAAATTTTACAAGGAGATCTCGCATGACTGAACAACAATCAAAAAATATTTCACTGCTTTTCATGAAGTTTCAAGTGCTCTGGCGTGATAAATGGACGCGTGATATTTCAAGCATCGAGTTTGAGAATGAGTTAAAAGAGACTTGGATTTCAGCATTAAAAGGGCTTACGGGGCAGCAAATTGAAACAGCACTCGACATGTGTCGAAAAAGTTTTTCATGGCCTGTTACCCCTCCAGAGTTTCGTTGTTTAGCTATCGGCGCTGTCACACCGTGTGAAGCGTGGCAAGCGGTAAGAGCGAATGATTTGACAAATCCGTACGTGTTTCACGCTGCTCAGAAAGTTGGGAGTTGGACGTTGAAACATTCGAGCGAGCAAGAAGCACGGAAACAATTCCTTGCAACTTACCTTAATTGTACAAAAAATGAACAACTAAGAGAATCGAGTTTTAAGGCCATCAGAAGCTCTCCTGAAATCAATCCTTTGTCATTGATCATTCGAGGTGATTATAACGCAACAGAAGACTCCTCAGGCTCAAACAGAGCCATTCCGGAAGCATATAAAGAACAGCATTCGCATGATAAGTCAGAAATCTCAAAGTTAGAGGAAGATGCTGTACAAAAAAAGAACAATGAAGAATTGAGGAGAATACGATTACTTTCTATCCCAGTTTACGAACTCAACACGCTTTCGAAAGAAGATCAAATTGACTGGCTTATGTATGATTCGCAAAAAAGATGGAATTCTGAAAACAGAGCACAACTAACTACTTTAAAAACAGGATATGCATGAAAGAGTCGATTATTCTAAATAAGCATTGTATTAACAAAGAAGAAGCTAAAAATTTCTATGACATTTTGAAAACACGTTTAACAGATAGATTAGCAACAACTATCTCGTTTGAATATGTAAATGAAATATCAGATGAGTTTTTGAAAACAATGTTCGGAGATTTAATAAATGAATTTTCGATATTCAAAATGAATGCGTATATTTTTTTTGATGCTATTTCACTTGAACATAGCGAGAGCTTGTTAAGAGTTTTATATCCCGGTATTTAAAGAGAAATTAAAATTAAGAAAAAAATAGTTGACAGATTATATAGTTTACTATATTCTCCTTTTCGTTATCCGAATTTATCTCCTGCTGACGTGGTTGTGATCAGAAGTTAAAAAAGGTTCGGATAACACTAATTTTTTCAAAAGGAGAAAAAATGAAGAATATATTTTGCTTAAAGAAAATAAATGATCTTCCACCATCGATTCAAAAATCTATAACAAAAAAAGAAAGATCGCCATCAATGTACGATAATATCCTTTCTTTATTCGATAAGAAAAAACAACTTACCGTTAATGAAATTATAGTTGCCTATTATCGTCTTTATAAAAAACATCATCCTCGATCCGTTTCAACATCCGTTTATTATTTAAAGAAAACTAAAAAGTTAAAACAGATAGGAATAAGTTTATTCGAGAAAAACACTAAATAATTAAGACATGTACGCGGAAATGATGAGAACCTATATTTAAAATGGGAGAAAAAACATGCTAGTAAAACTATTTGATGAGATTGTGGGATATAACGGAAATTATCGAAGCCAGTTATTTGATAATTTTATTAGATGCATCATTAGCGAGAAGACGCTTGAATACTATGTAAGACAAAAAGCGCGTAAATTCTTATCGCCAATTAAAGAAGTAGATATCGCTAATACTATAGCGGCCTTAAGAGCCGCTGTTACGTGTCAAACAAATTCTGATGTTAGATCTGTACGGAGCATATTCTATGGATAATTCTATATTCGAAGTGGATGTCAGACTTCATATTAATGAAGCAATTGTAAATCTTGAGAAAGTTGTATCTCTTCTGATGCCTTTGAACAATGAGAGTATTGATTTAGTTCTGTGTAACATTACATCTGCAATAGACAGCTTAGGTCGATCTTTAAATCAAATAGAATTGTTAGAACAAAAAACTATTATTGAAGATACTCTATCTAAGATAGATAACATGCTGGATCATACTGATGAGCATAGAAAATAAAAAGTAACTCTCGTGTTTTAAATCTCATAGGAAAAAAAATGATTTATGACTTTATTTTCGTTTTACAGATATTTATATTATTTCTTGTTCTATTCGTTTATCGACTGATAAAGAAGCAGAGAGAAGAAATTGACTCAGTAAAATTATTATGCAGTAGGGTATTGAATGGGCGTCTTAGTGAGGTAGAAGAGAATATTAAGGAACTTAAAAAGATAGTCTATTGGTTAGAAAGATTAGTTTCTCCAACTCCTGATCCACGCCAATCTGATCCCGAAAATATATTATGTGACCCAGAAATAATGAAAGCCTATATAGAAAAGTTTAAAGATGTTGGGTTCGATATAGAGAGTGGCCGTATGGTAAGAATATTTGAAAAGGAAGAAAAATGAGCAATATAGAAGTTAAGATAGAGTCTGAAAATCATGAGGTGATACGAAGTGGGGTAATATTCGCACTTTCTTGTTCAGGTGGGGAAAGTGTGGATATTATAGTGAGTGGTTTAATAATAAAATTTGAGATTCTCTATGATAAAGAAGTAACTGCGGGGGTAAATTACGAGTTTATAAATGAAAGCAATACGATGAGGGTAAAAATTTATAACCTTTACGATGGAAGATCTGTGCACACGTCTGGTGATAAGCATGTAATCTTAGGCAACCTAGGAAATAGGCCTCTTTGTTTAAGATTTATAGCAACTAGCTTTAATCAAAATCCTCCGATAAAGATAGAATATATGCTTTATCTAGAGAAGGAGAAAAAATCATGACAAAAATTATAGAATTCTCACAAATGATTGGGAAAACTATGATAGAGGCATCAGGGGAGGCCTTCTGTGATACTGAAGGCAATAGGTATACTTTTTCTCATAATCAAGCGTGTTGTGAGTTTGTGGATATTGTAGATATAGAGGGAGAATTTGAAGATCTGATTGGAAATCCGATTCTAGTTGCGGAAGAAATAACTGATGAATATTTTGAAGGATCCGATAAAGGAAAAGAGATATATCTCGTATATGGTGATTGCGAAAATATGTGGACGTTTTACAAATTCAGCACGATAAAAGGAACTGTAATTGTAAGATGGTTTGGATCTTCTAACGGATATTATGGAGAAGAGGTTGACTATAGAGTTCATGTAAAAAAGGAGAATGATGATGAATTTTAGAGAAAGCGATATTTTGATTACCGACGGTGGTTATTTAGTAAGTGCCGCAGACACCCTTATTCGGAGTGATCTATGTGTGTGCACTATCCGAGCGGCAAATGGAAGCGATTTCTTTATTGCTATCCAGTATTCTAATGATGGGTGCGCAAAAGATTACTGGGTGCGTTCGCGTAAGCATGGACTACCATTCACATCTGTAGATATATTAAAAATTACTAATTTTGCGAATGCTTTTAAGAATGGTGATTTAAATAATCCTCACCCACTTAAGAAAGAACCGGAAAAGAAGTTGCTCGATATTACGAAGCCGGTCAGGAATAAGAAAGGACAACGATGTGCATATCTTTATACTATTGAATATTATGGAATGATATTTCTGTGTCCTAGTCATGAAGACGAAGAAAAGTATATTAAAAGGTTGTTTAGGCTGAATGGAGAATATCCGACTGTCCCGAGGGAATTGGATCTAGAAAACTTTGATGAGGACGAAGATGTTTGAGAAACGACAAGAAGCGGTGTTGGTATGCAACGAACATACGAAAGAGCAGGATTATTCATTATTCGAAGAAAGAATGCATTCTCGCCGAGAACATTGTGAATAAAGGTTCTTCAACACCTAGGTAGCTACCATTATTGGAACTTTATCGAAGATGAATTGAAAATACAAGTTTAAATATAGAGGTAAATACAATAGAAAACCTTATGTCGGAGAGTGACGATTAATGAATATAGAGCAAGAAAGGAGAAGGTTTAGAGAGAATTGTCCCGTATCTCTCTGGGCTGAAGAGCTAAATACAATTTCTAATGAGCTATGCGAACTCAATAAGGAAGTTCAAAGTAAAATAAATCTTCAAGAAAGTTCCTATTTTAAATATGAAAAGTCTATTTTGTTTTATTTTCTCGAAAGAGAAAAAGATCTTTATCAGCGATGCATAGAAACTAAAAATATGATCTATAAAAAAGTATGGGAAGAAAGAGCTACTAAATCGTGGGAAGAAAATAAAGGAGGACTCTAATGAAAATATATATCAGTGAACAATTAAGTTATCGAGTTTTTAAGATTATACTAGATGGAAATAATGATATTCGTGTTATATGCCGGTATGAAGTTCCTAATAAAGATCCATCAAATTGGTTCTTTATTAAAAGGAGTGCAGAGGTTTCACCAGATATGTACCTATTCTTTTCTCAAAAATATGCTCAGTTAGAAATAGATAATTTGATTGGTGATAATGAGATAGTTGAATTATACGGAATAACAGAAGAACGATTCCTTGATAAAACTTATCTTAAAAACTGCTTTTCTGGACACTATGAGTTTAGTCCGTTTGAGATGCCAGAAATTTGTATTGCTAAGATAAATCTACCGTTCCCATCATTCGGTATTCTAAAAAGAGTTCTTGATGTTAACACGGGTAATATGGGGCAATGGAAAAAACAGATTTCATTTCCAAGTGTGAATGAAGCTCAAGCCAATATAAAGATAGAAAGAAATAAGTATGTTATTACAACTGAATTAAAGAGAGAATTACTGAAATGACACTAACAGTTAAGTTCGATGTTCTTATTCCTTCTCAGAATTACAGAGCACAATCTGTAGAGATGAATATAGATAGTAAAATGGATATGAACATATTGAGTATGTTTCTTAAAGAGTCTCTCTGGAAAAACATAAGCTATTTCTATGATTCAAATCGGGAAGAGAGAGAGATATGGTTAGACCTTAATCGCTGTATTAGTGAGAATAGATTTAGAAATCAGACTCGGTTAGAAGAATATGAAAGGAATAAAGATGTTATCAGTGCGATTCATTCTTATCACGACTGTTTTATATCCTATCTTCATCGACATGATTTGTTCATGTCTAAAGACTTCTCTGATAATAGAGATAAGTTTCTTTCCATATACGTAAAGGAAAATGGAGTGAAAAAATGAAAACAATTGACGAGCTCGTCTCAGATATAAAAGAGTATATTCGAATCGAAGATCCTTCTTTTACAGACGCGGATATATTTTTGAGAGCTATTCTAAAAGTCCTTATTCCAATCATTAAGGAAAAAAATGAAACATGAAGATGTATTAAACGAGCTATTTCATTGTTTTTATGAGCACCTGCTAGCAAAGAACTTTGATGAATGTGTCTATATAGAAGATAAAAAGCTTATAGTGAAAGATCATGTGATATTCAGATTAGATGATATAGAAGGTTTTTTAGATGAGTTCATGAATGACGGTGAATAAAATGACACAAAAAACTATTCAGTTAGACCCTGATTATAGTGTTGGATATGACACTAGGTCTGAACCAGACATTTTCGATTTTCTTAGATGTGCACTTTGCAATGTAGATATTCCGCCTACTAAGACTGAGAACGGTCACTATAGATGCCCTTCATGCAATGCTAGTTATAGAATAACTGGGGATTTAGAATTTATCGAACGAGTATAGAAAGAAGATAATAAATGATTCACTACTTATTTCCATTCATTATTGAGATAGTGATGTTTGTTCTCATCGCTAGAGTTTACTTTAAAGTCACAAAAATAGAATATAAACTATATAAAATACTTAGTTTAATTGGATGGTGTAGAAGTATCACAATCATAGATTCTCTTAAACGGTCTAAACTTATAACTAAAAGTGATGAAATTTCAAAAAAATAAGTATTACTTCAAGCACACCGAGATAAAGGAAAAGGATTACAAAAATGTCTATTTGACATTTATAGATATAAAAGAAGTGATTTTGGAAGTATATATCGTAACTTACAAATTAAGCATGGACGTGATTTTTAGAAAAGAAACTATTTGTGAAGAAGTTTCACTTGCTTCTCTGACCGAAACTTTATCAATAATGTTGAAGTCGCGTGACCAAATATCTGAAAAGGAATATGTTGAAATAAAGAAACATATTCATAGAAGGAAAAAATAATGAACCCTCTGGAAGAAACTCTTCTTGACGATAGCGAATTTTGGAAATGGTTTAAAACTGGGTTCATAAAATATGGAATGGAAAGACCATTGCAAAGTTACATTAATGAATACTTACATCATAAGGAAGAAGAGTGAAAGTCTTATTTTGTCATCATTATCTTCCTCATGATTCGACCTGTAGAGAGAATCCTTGGATTGAATTCGAATCATTACAGGATATAAAAATATTTGTTAAAGAAAAGAGGGGATGGCCTGATCTGCCTGAAAAAGATATCTACGTTAGAAATGAAAAATCATTGGTGCAAGTTACAATAAATGGTATTTACTATGAGTATCAAAGATATTTAATGGTTAAAGTTAAAGAGGGAAAATATGTAGTGGGTTATATTGTTTATAACGCAGATAGTAAATTTATATGGCGTAGAAGTAAGACACCAACAAAATGAATAAGAAATAATAGATAGTCCGTTAACTAACTTTTGGAGAAAACTATGAGCAGTGAAAATTTGATCGCGAATATGACCTCTGCAATTGGATCTGCACCAAAATGCATTTATTGCCAGAATGAAGCGTTTGACGTGAAGGTGTTAGATATGCCGGATCCAGTTCATGGAACCAGTATAGCTAAATTGAGTTGCAGTGCATGTGGATACATTAGTCAATTTGATCTTCGTATTTTGGGATTAAAAGGTTTAGTAAATCAAGAAGCACAAGCGCTACAAGAAAAATTAAATAAAATAAAGGAGACTTTATGATCAGACGTTTATTTAGTAATGATAGGATGTCTCCGTGGAGTGAACGGCTTCACTTTGGATTAATTGGCATTAATTTATCCGCGCTTTATTACGGATATTTATTAGATCCGGAAGGAAATTCTCCGTATTCCTGGAAAATAGCTGCAGGACTAATTTGTCTTTCAATTTTTATGTTAATGATATCCGCATGTAAAGAAATATCGAGAAACAGAACATCTGAAGATTATGAGCGACTTTATTTAGTTGATGAAAACAACTATCAACGTTCCTTAACAATGCATCTTTAAAGGAGAAAATTTAAAATGATCAGTTTCCTTCCCAGAGCCCCCAGAAACTTTAGATTCTTTAACCAAGATTTTGCACGTTACTTTTCGGGAGCTTCTACAACTTCTATTACATTATCTTTGGTAAGTGGAGATGACATTAGCGCTCTTCTAAAAAATGTTGGTCTGGGATTTGGAATGTCTGTAATTCTGAGATGTCTTGAATGTATTATAAGAAGTCTTCTCAATCCTTCTTTTCATGATCATGAGACACCCGAAGAATCCCATAGAATTTTATCCACACCTTCTCCCTCCCCAAATTGAGTTCATTACTTTTTGTATTTCAAAAAAGTCTCCTTAGGGAGCTTTTTTTTTGTACAATTTTTGATATGATACCTGCGCCAAGTTTAGAATCCTTGAGAGGGGCTTAACTTAGGCGGCCGATGCTTCGGAGGAGGTTCTCCTTTTCCTACCTCTGAAGCTTAGGTTTTCCTTCCATATTGCGTAATAGTTGAACAAGTTGTATTCTCTCCAAAACCTTTTAACACATTTTCTTTCAAAATCTAGTTACATGGACCCAGAAATGGAAGAGCCACCAGAAAAGATTGATGAAATAGTGCTTCCGAAACCATTTCTAAAGAAATTAGGCTTCGGATTGATAATCGGAATGTTATGTGTTGATTCTTTAGCGCTTATATTTCCTGATTTAAAGAATCTATCCCCTGCACTAGAACGTGCGACAATCATCCTTCACCAGTTAATGAAATGACAACTCACTATAATGTATCCCCTACTGTAATAAGAACAGGATTCTTAACCTTGGCTTCTGGAGAACTTCAGTCAGATATTTTCGATTGCGGAAACCTAAATCCAATTGCATTGATATTTCCGAGCAATACAGATGCTCAAAACATAGGTTTTCTTGATGCAACAATCCCGGTTACTGGGATGGTGGATAGTTATTTGAGTGAGCTTGATGATGCGACGGGGACGCCTGTTTCCTTTGCGGCTAAATCAAACCAAAAGATCTCTCTCGATCCCAGCATTATGCTAAGCGTTAATCGATTTTGTTTATATACCGGAACAGCCCAAACAACCAATGTGATAGTGACGGTTGTTATGGCGCCGCTGTTACAAGGTAATAATTAATGAAACGTTTTCTTCTTAGCCGAAAATCATATGTGTGGCCACCACCCCCACCGCCTCCCTACGACAAACATGACTATTGGGTAACTAATACGGGGGCGCAATTGGTGACAAATAATGGAGATAGGCTCGTGTTTAGAACACATGTGCCCGATTTAACCTCTTATTTTACAGATAGCGGTAACAATACAATGGTAGATAACGACGGAAATAACTTAATTTTTTCATGAGGAAAAAATGGCTAATAAACGCATAAATCAAGAAACAGTTGCTCCAAGCATTACAAATACTATGTGCTTCGTTGGAGAAGATCCCAATGTTAACACTAATGCGACTTATAAGTTTCCGATTACTCAGATAGTGGATGGAACAACAATAGTCGCAACTGCGGGTAAATATGGTGTTGGTACGAGCGCAATTGTTGATGCTACTACTATGCAAGTAAATTCTAATGTAGCTTCTGTTAAGGTATCTGGAATACTAGATGGAACGACTTTGGGAGCGACATCTAATGTGGCACATGTAAATACATCTGCTATTTTGGATGGAACAACTTTATCGGCCACGGCAAACTTGGCCCATGTTGTTACGAGTGGAATTGTAGACGGCACTACATTAGGTGTAACCGGAAATGCTGCGCACGTAATAACATCCGGAATATTGGATGGTTCAACTTTAAATGTCACAGGAAATTTGGCTCATGCGGTTCCTTCGGCATTTGTTGATAATAGATCTGTGAAGGCAACTTCGGGATTACTAGGAGCACGATTTAGTGGTGCAAGCATGAATCATGTTGGCTCAACTACGTATGCTGTGACGGGTACCACTACTTCAATTCTTCCGTATGATCAGCCTTTGTATGACACTGACAGTTATTGTGATATCTCTAACAGTAGATTTATCGTTCCGTGGACCGGATACTATGGTTTAACCGTAGCATTTGTCGTTAACTATACTACTAATACAGATACTTCGATTCCATTGTGTGTAACTACACTAAATGGTGCTGATCTTTATACCGTATTTGTAGCTTTTAACTACAATACATCTGCTCAAACAACTCGTTCGGCTCCTGTTTGTAACTATATTGAAGGAAATTACACAGCCGGAGATCTTCTGGCAGTAAAATTCTATAATCCTTCTAATACAACATTATTCGTAAAGCTAAATGTAGCCGACGTTGGAGTAAACCCTGCGTTCTTTCAAATCCGCTATCTGGGAACCTAAATGGCAAACTTACAAATACATAATTTACCGTTGGCTACCAGTCTATTTTCAGATACAGAAACAGCTATTGAAAGTAATGGAACCTCGACGGCTTATGAAACACAAAGAGCCCCATCATCTTTGTTTATTGATAACACTACGATTACTCAAAACGGTAGTTTTCAATATCAGGTGGCAACAGGCGCTCTTATCGATGGTACTACGCTAGCATCCACTTCTAATGTGGCTCACGTGAATACGAGCGCAATTGTTGATGGTACTACATTAGGCGTTACTTCTAACGTAGCACATGTAATTCCTTCCGCCATCGGAGCAACATATCTTAATCCAACTATTACATGGACAACGGAGTTAGCAGTAGGACAAACCATCACTTATAACTTTAGTCGTTCTACTGCATTTAGAGTTTTTGACATGGCCCAAATAAGCATCTTCTTGGGAATAACCGTTACCGGAACACCAAGCAACATTATTGAGTTTTCTGCCACAATACCCAGTATTTTCCCAAATAATTTCGTAGTTGGTGATATCAATGGCGTATTAGAGACATATACACAAGCTCCTGGTATAACGCTTCCATTTCTTAATGCAATAACAACTATCAACGGAACAAATAAAATTGCGTTTCAAACCAACCAACAGCTTGTAGGATCATATCAGTATACAATTCAGGCCTCTCTTACAGCCTATATTAGGTAATAAAGAGTTCTAATAAATCGATCATATGACTCCAATCAAGATAAGAAAAACTAAATTCAACAAAAGTGTTGTAAAGGATGTCTGTAGATTAACCGCAACCACCACGCATAGTTTAAAGAGAATTTGCAAAATACTTAAGGAAAAGTACGGAAAGTTTCCTTCTCTTCCAACCATAAGAAGATGGTTAACGGATGCGGACAAAAAAGATTTTCTATTGGCTTACATGATGGCTAAACAAGATCAAGCGGATCTGATGGTAGATGAAATGCTTGATATTGCAGATGACGTTGAACCCAGAAAAGAGTTTGTTAATAAAGCCCGTCTTAGAATTGATACGCGAAAGTTTATTGCAGCTAAATTAAAACCAAAAGTTTACGCGGATAGAGTTTTCAATGGTGTAATGGATAAAGAAGGATCCCCTTGTGATATTCAACCACGTTTAGATTATACGAAGTTAAATGCGGAAGAGTTAGGCATTTTAAAGAAGATCATAAAAAAATGTGAAGTTACATGAGAGATATTTCAATTGAAGAAATTGATGCAGAATTAGCTCGACGTTCGTTGCGAGTATTTATAAAAGAAGCGTTTGAAGTAATAGAGCCGGAGACTTCTTACTCACACAATTGGCATATTGATGCGATAGCAGATCATCTCGAAGCTGTTAGCCGCGGTGAAATAAAGAAACTCATTATTAATGTTCCGCCAGGCCACATGAAATCACTTTGTGTTTGCGTGTTCTGGCCTTCGTGGGAATGGTTACACAATCCCCATTTACGATGGATATTCGCCAGTTATGGATCGCACCTCTCTATACGAGATAGTGTGAAAATGCGAAGTCTGATTATGAGTGAGTGGTATCAAAAACATTTTAGGCATATTTATCAGATAAAGAAATCTACTGAAAAACTAATTAGTAATGATAAAGGTGGATTTCGTGTCGCTTCTTCCGTCGGTGGTGTCGGAACCGGAGAGCGCGTGCATAGAGTAGTGAATGATGATTTGGTGAGAGCCAACGACTCTCATTCATCGCTCATGAAAGAACAAGCGATTAAACACATGCAAGCGATGAGTACGCGTGCAGTAGACTCTACAAATTTCGCACAAGTACTTATCATGCAGCGCTTGACGGAAGATGACCCAACAGGTTGGGCGAAGTCAAAGTGGAAAGCCTGTGAAGAACTTATTATTCCAGGTGAATTTGATCCTAAGCGAAAATTTTGTACCACGATTGGATGGGAAGATCCGAGAAAAACCGAAGGAGAATTACTCTGGTCTGAGAAATTCTCCGATTCGGTCATGAATGAGCTAAAAGAAGAGTTGGGGGAATACGGTTATGCCTCACAGATTCAGCAGTTACCTGCGCCTCCTGAAGGCGGCATTATAAAAAATAACTGGTGGAAGTTTTATACGGAAAAACCAAGGTTTAAATTTATTTTGCAAAGTTGGGATACAGCTTTCAAAGATGGTGCAGAAAATGATTTTAGTGTGTGTACAACATGGGGAATAAGTGAAGAAGGTTATTTTCTTATTGATAGATACAAGGATAAACCTCAGTTTCCCGAATTAGTCCGAATGGTTAAGATGCAAGCAAACGCACATTCTCCCAATCAAATCGTCATAGAAGACAAGGCGAGTGGACAAAGTTTGCTTCAGTCCCTTAAAAAAGAAACATTGTTGCCTATTAAAGCAGTAAAGGTGGATAGGGATAAAATAGCAAGATGCTATGCGGTTTCACCCAAAATTCAGGCAGGATTTGTTTTCTTACCAGAGAATTCTGAATGGACAGCTGATTATCTTTACAATATGGGTGTCTTTCCTAACGGGGCACACGATGATGATGTAGATAGTACAACCCAAGCATTAAGCGAATTGATATTGTACAAAAAAAGACCTATTCAACAATTCAGTGGTTCTATTATGGGGAGATAAGAAATGGCTAGACTTACTGCAGCGGCTAAAAAAAAGATACCTACTTCAAAGTTTGGGCTTCCTAAACAAAGGAAATATCCGCTTCCTGATAAGAAGCGTGCGATTAATGCAAAAGCGCGTGCAACTCAAATGGTTAAAAAAGGGAAATTGAGCGCATCTTCCGCTTCTAAAATTAAAGCAAAAGCTAATCGTGTATTGGGGAAAAAATAATGAAACAAAAAACTGCTAAAAAAGTTGTAAAAATGCCATCACCTAATTCGTATAAATCAAACACAGCTAATAATAAATCACCGATGAACTCCTTATTACGAAAAAAGAAATGAATATTGCTCATTACATAAACAGGTTTCAGTTACAACCTTCTCAAGATCTGGAAGAACGTTCTATTCGCATTGGTATTTATAAAGACTTTTTAAGTGGCGATATTTATGATTTCCTTTCACCTTTCGATTGTGAGTATCAAGAAAAATTGGGAAGACAAACTTATATTCCACTGAGAAATAGAAAACCATCTGTTATTTATCCTATCCCTAAAATAATTGTTAATGATTCAGTTTCCATGCTTTTTGGAGAATCCCACTTTCCAGAAGTGAGGTGTAAGTTAGACAATAAAGACAAAGCCATTGAAATAGAAAATTATGTTAACTCTTTAGCAAAACATATTTATTTGAAAGATAAAATGCTGCTTGCTGCAAAAACAGGTTCTGTATCAAGTGTAGGTATTATCGTTAAGATATTAGAAGGACAATTTTACTTAGAAATTGTTGATCCACAATTTGCATGTCCCGTCTGGGACAAAAATAATCCACATAAGTTAGTGGGAATAAAAGAAGTCTATAAAGTGAAGGGAAATGAACTGGCAAGAAATGGGTATTCTATTGAAAATATGGGAGCGGATTACTGGTGGGGAAGAGAGATAACAGATATGGAAGAAGTTATCTATAATCCCTGGACGCTTACTCAAAATAATGATGTACAGTTTAAACCCATTAGAGATGAATCTCGAACTTCTCAACACGGCCTGGGATGTGTTCCAGCGGTTTGGATAAAGAATATTGATAGTATGGATGAGTATGATGGCGAATGTACTTTTTCTCCTATCTTAGATATGTCTGTCGAGATTAACTATCAATTAAGTCAGCTAGGAAGATTATTACGATACAATTCTGATCCTACCATAGTAGTTAAGAACCCTGCGGCTCTAGAAGGAAACCAAATCATTAAAGGTTCCGGTATTTTAGAAGTAGATGAAGACGGTGATGCGAAGTTACTTGAAATGTCCGGTGCATCTACGAAGGCCGTGATAGATTACGTTAAAGTACTAAGAGAATATGCGTTGGAAGGTGTAAGGGGAAATCGATCTTCCCCCGATAAAGTTAACTTTGCCCAATCGGGTAAAGCACTTCAAATGTTGAATTATCCCTTAGTGTCTTTAGTAGATGAAATGAGAATGACGTATGGTAAAGGGCTTATTCAGATATTTAATATTATTATTAAATGTATAAAATCAGGGAAATACCAATTACAGAATGTTGAGAATATGCCGGACTTTTCTGATATCAATGAAGTGGATTTAGTACTTGATTGGCCGGATTGGTATCCATTGACTGATCAAGATAAGTTAGCAAAAGCACAGACATTAAAAACATTTGTGGATTCTCAAAATCTGAGCCATGAGTCGGCCCTCACATCGATTTCTGAAATATATCATGTGACAGATGTTCAAAAAGAAATGCAGACTATTGCAAATGAACAAGAAGTGTTGTATAAAAATGGAGCAAAAATTACGGAAACCATAACCGGATAAATATGCAAGAAATAAATGAGAGTGAAGTTGAAGAATCAGTAGTTGAGCCAACTAAGAAGGCTGTTAAGAAAGATCAAGTATATTCAGCGCAATATATCTCTGATTTGAGAGAAGAGAGTAAAAACGAAAGACTAAAAGCAAAAGAGAAAGAAGCGCTTTTAGAATCTACTAAACGAGAACTTGAAGAGAAGCTGAGTTCAGAAAGAGTTTCTTATCAAGAAGAATTATCAAAAGCGCGTCAAGATAAATTGACGGCCAAATTAGAAACCGCAGCGGTTGCTGCTGGAATTAGAGACTTAGATTTAATAAAGCTTGTTGACTCTTCCTTAATTAAGGTAGGGGAAGATGGCTCTATTAGAGGGATTAATGAAGCTATTGAAGCGTTAAAAGAAACAAAACCCTTTTTATTCGGTGAAGAGAAGAAAAGTAGTTCCACAGCAAATCCTACTTCTCCCAAGCCGTCTAAGAATGCGGTTCTTGATTTTAGCTCAATGAGCGCACAAGACTTTAAGAACTATCGGAATTCAGCAGTAAGCCGTCGGGGTGTGACGGCAGAACATTACGAAAAGTATTATAAAGAGAAGTAATCGCATTATATTTTATATCATCTATCGGGGATTGACTCCCAGGGATGATAATTTTAGATTTTATCTGATTTGCCTATCGGGGACTGACTCCCAGGGGTAATCGACATTTCACTGTCTTTTATCCTTGGAGATTTTATGTCACAGACTTACCCTTACGGCCCTACTATTACCAGCTTAAATGCTATCCTTCAGCCTGGTTTTCTTCAAAGGCTCTTCGTTGATTCTCTAAAACCACTTCTTGTCTATCGTGATATAGCCGATAAAGAAATTTTCCCAGGACGAATCGGTCAAACCATTACGATGACTCGTATCGGTCTTTTGACGCCTAACGTTAATCGATTGAATCCAGCTACCAATAATACACTTGATAACGGTATGTCTGTTCAGAATGCGCAACAGGAACAGTACTTAGCGTCGATTGGTCAGTATCCTCAAAATGCGGGAATGGTGAACTTAGCAGATAACGAAGTCTACATCGCTGACTTAATTGCTAAAAACACTGAAAACTTGGCATGGGCTATCGCTACAACTATTAACCGTGTTGCTCAGAACAATCTTTTCAGTGCCTACATGGGCGGTAATACACGTATTACAGCGGCTGGAACCACCGTTACTACTATCAGTGTAGACGACGTTCGCGGATTCATGACAGTCCTTGTAAACGGTGTTGTCACAGCTGTTTCTAGTTCAAATCCTCTTAACATCACTATAAATAATGTAGCCAACACGGTTACAGGATTTACGATTGATGGTACCAACACCTCTACAGCGATCAATATCGGACGTCCTTACTCTGGTTCTACCTCTGGTGGTGCATTGGTAGGCGATGAAGGTGGAATATCCGGAACATTGACCATCGGAACAGCAGCAACTGTTGTTGTTGCGCAAGCAGTTATTGGTTTATATGCGCCTCAGATTGTTCGTCCAAATGCTAAGACAACTACTTTAGCTTTGGCAACTACTGACCTTCTAAGCTTTGATGCGCTATTAACAGCGAGAGATGTTCTCGTGAATAATGGTATTCCTAAGAAAGATGGATGGTATCACTGCTTCTTGGGTTCTAGCAGCATGAGCCAACTCTATCGTGATGAAAGATTCGACTTATTAACTCGTGGACGCGGTACTGGTGATAAAGATTGGGAAGATGGCGTAATTGATAAAGTTTTGGGAATTAAGTTCCACGAAACGACTGAAGTTTATCAACAATCTATCTCTTCAACCGGTGTAACTGTTCAAAGACCTATTCTTTGTGGTGGCGGAACACTTATTGAAGAACAGTTTGATCCAGGTCTGGATGCTATCCGTAGCATGGCTGATTTAAATGCTATCGGAACATTAGCCCGTGTAGATACAACCCAAGAGGAAGCTGCTGGTGCTTATATGTATCTTCGTAAACCGTTAGATGCTTTGGGTGAAAACATCAACCAAGCCGCTAACTGGATGGGTGGATATGCTGTACCAAGCGACTCTACTTCTACTCCTAATACTATTAGAACGGCTAATAATGCTTACTTCAAGCGTTCCGTAATATTGGAAACAGCGTAATGACAAAGAAAAGTAAAGAGATCATTGAAGAATCAGTCGAAGAGATTTCTGAGGATGGCTCAGAAGTCTCTGAGTTTGATTTTAAAGAAGGAACTCACATTGCCGTGACGCGCCAAAATTTTTGTGAAGGAACGCGTCTCACGGTAGGTAGATCCGCACATATTTATACAGGTTATTCCAAAAACCAAGTTATTTACGATATAGACAAGATCAAGAAACTTTGGTCTGAGAACTATCCTATCGATATTTATGAAAAAATAAATGACTAAGGTGATAAATGTTCACAGATCAGCAGCTTGTTGACTTAAGACGATTCTGTGGCGTTCCACTTTATGGTTCAGGACAGTTTACTATTTTTAGTAATCGTTATTACGCAAGAAATTTACTGTTTGAATATCGAATAGCTAATTTAACGACCACGGAAGAAAGTACGATTATCAATGTATTTCTAACGAATCTTTATACACTTGAGAATGCTATTCCTGCCTCAAGCGACAATCTAGATACGGATACAGCGGCTATTTGGAAACACAACAAATATGAGGTACGTGATCGCGTTCGACTTTTTAATTATTGGCGACGTCGATTGGTGTCGATGATTTTCAATGAAGAAGAAATGGTTCCTCTCCATATTACCGTTTGAGGTAATAAATGGATGGCATAAAGATACAAGAGAAAGTTTATAAGGGTTACGCGATAGCGGCAAGAAAAATTGGGTTGATATATAGCCAGTATCGTTCAGCGACAGCTATTCAACCTATCGTGGTGGGTAATCGTATTAGCACCACATTTTATGCCAGTTTTAATGTGAGCTGGGACTATATGAAGTCCAGTAAATATGGAAATGCAGTATTTCAATGCGTCGCGGATGGTCGAGTATTACAAGTAGGAGATTACTTGGTTGGACAAGGGAAGACATCTTTCATCATAGGGATGGAAAATTTACTTCCGATTCTCTCGGTTGAGTGCAATGCGATAGCAACGATACAACGCCCAACCCAGCTTACCACCAAAGGATCTGTTGGGTATGTTGGGTATGTGGCAGGGAATTCAACAACCCTTCCCACAAATTCAACGGTTATTATGCAGGATGTTCCCATTTCCATTCTTGAGAATGGAAGGGGAATGGCGAATCCTAATAAATTGCCCATGGATTCTGAATGGGGACGTTGGTTAGTCCTGATGCCGTATCTGGGAAGTGTCCAGATAAAAGTTGCTGACGTTATTAAAATTGGAACTGATCTTTATACCGTTGATAGCAATGAATTAACAGATTTTGGATGGCGCATAAGGGCTAAACGGGTAACTGTGTAATGGCAGATCTATCAGATGTAATGGTAGCACTAGATAGCTTGGTTACATCTTATGTTTACCCAAATGGGACGTCCCAACCTTCGGTTGCTGGTGTTGATATTACGATATTGCAGGGATGGCCAATTCCCGCTGCGCTAGATACGGCATTAGACAATGGAACGGCTGTAATCTCTATTTACCCCACGATGGTTTCACGTGAAATGGGAATGTTTTTGAGGGAATGGCAGATATCCTCTGTAGCAGTTCCTACATTAACGGCAGCCGTTGTAAATAATACTATTACGATTGGCGGAACAGTTACCCTTCCGCAAGCTGTGATGGCTGTTGTAAACAATATTGGATACTCATATAGAGCGGTATTAGGAGACACGTTAGCCACTATCGCAACGAATTTAGCAGCATTGATCCCTAATGCTACCGCCGTCGGGACCGTTATTACGATTACGAGCGTTCATACACTAAGAACATCGATCATTGTGGCAGCGGTTAGATCTATGGAAGTGAATCGGATGGATCAATTCTTCTGGTTGATTATCCATGCGCCGACTAATGATATTAGAAATGCTATTGGTCGCGTTTTAAATGCACAATTTAGTTACTTAATCAGCTTTCCATTGGCAGACAATACAGTGGCAATGAATTGGGTAGTTAAGGACGATATTACTGATCAGTTAGAAGAAACCAGACTTTATAAGCGAACATTGCAGTTAAAGATCCAATATCCCATAACGATCACACAGAATACAAATACCCTAGGAGACGTTTACGTCAATTCATTAGAGATACAACATGGCCCTTCCTAAAAAAGAAAATCTTCCCTCATTTAAACTTGTTGTTAGATCAAATTTTAACCAATACCAACGGGGTGAAGAAATCGTTGATCCCATAGAAATAAAAAACATATTGGAAAGTCCAGCAATTCATAGCGTCATAAAAGTTTCTACTTCAACCGAAGAGTAAAAATCATGCCCATTGTTTACCAAGGTACGACTAATCTTAATGTGTCGAGTGTTCCGAATGCGTATATTCAAATCATTCCTCCTGCTTTACCTATTCAAGGTGTTGAAACAGATATCATTGGTATTGTGGGAACGGCTATTGGAGGCGTAAGCAATTCTGCTTTTGTTGGTAGTTATTCAGATTGTATTTCCATGTTTGGTACTCCTCAGAATGCAACGTTTGATGCGATGACCCAGGCCATGTTGTGTAATCTTCAGGGCGCCAATAACTTTCGTATTGTACGTGTAACCGATGGTACAGATGTTGCAGCATCCGCAGCTTTACTGGATACAGCCGGATCACCTGTTACCGGAGCCACTCTCACGGCTAAATATACCGGAACATTGTCAAATAACTTAAAGGCAGTTATCGGTGTAGGAACCAGTACGACTACTGCTGCGCCAACCTATAAGTTAACCGTTTATTACCCAGGCGGTATTACAGAAGTCTTTGATAATATTGCGGGCACAGGCGCAACATTCTGGGCAAATTTAGTGGCTGCAGTGAATTTAGGAACAGGTATCAGCTCGCCTTCACACTTAGTGGTTGCAACGATAGGAACGAGCACAGCTACACCTGCGCAATCTACGTATACATTAAGTGGGGGAACTACCGGAAATTCTGGTGTTACTTCGAGTACCTTAATTGGAACCGATGGACTGACGCGTACAGGTATGTATGCCCTACGAGGTAGTGGTGCCAGCTTGGCAGTTGTTGCAGATTTAACCGATACCACAAAATGGGCAACCGTTGATGCATTCGCAAGAGACACATTTATTTACTTTGGTGTTCCTGGTGCTCAAGGCCAACAGAATTCTATCTCAAGTTCAGTAACCACACTACAAGGAATTGGTATTAATGACCCAACCTTTTATGCGATGTTAGGAGACTGGTTATATTTCTTTGATCCTTATAACAACGTGACACGTTTAGGAAGTCCAGCCGCTTTTATTGTAGGAACTGCCTCAACACTTCCACCCAATCAATCTGTTTTAAATAAACAGATGTACGGAATAATCGGAAGCCAAAAGTCTCAAGATCATCGATATTATTCTGATGCAGAACTTGCAGCCTTGGTAAGCGGCCGCTTAGATGTTATCACTAATCCTATTTGTGCTGGAACCATGTGGGGATCTCGTTTAGGAATTAATACGAGCAGCAATCCTTATTCCAATCATGATAATTATCCTCGCATGAACTTCTACTTAGCGCAATCTATGCAGGCGTTTTTAGGAGATTTCATCGGTGAACCTTACAGTGTAACGCTTGTAGACAGAGCAAATGCTCAACTCCATTCGTTCTATCAGCAATTGCTCGATAGCCAAATGATTGATAGTTATGTGGTTAAACTCCTTCCTGAAACGGCAGCTAATACCAACAATCCACCTGAAAGAGTGGCATTAGGATTTTTACAAGCCGATGTCCAAGTGAGATTGTCCGCTATTACGGTCACATTCGTAGTCAATTTAGATGCAAATCAAGGAGTGGTCACTGTTTCTTTCACTACTTCTCCTCGTGGAAGTCTTAATCAATAAGAGGAATTATTTATGGCATTAGACGGTTTAATATCAGGCGCATCGACACGACTTGTAATTAGCGATCCAGTAGCGGGAATTATACCGATTCTATATCTGAAATCGTTCTCGGCACATGAAGGTTCCAGAATAATTCCTGATATTCTCATGGATGGAACCGTAAGATTACCTAAACTTTTTGAAACATGGCATGGTGATATTACACTCGCGCGCGGGAATGCTGTCTTTGATAACTATATTGCACAGCAAGCAGCATTGTACTATACGGCACAAAACGAAACACTGGCTAATATCTTTCAGACTATTACGGAACAAGATGGTTCTACTACGCAAATACAGTACAACCGTGTACAATTTGTGATCGAAAATGCAGGCGATTTTTCAGGATCAGAAATCGTTAACTATTCTATTTCATGGATAGCCGCTAACAGAAAGGTTCTCATCTAATATGTCCGAATCAAATGAAGTAAAAAAGAAACCCAACATCTATGATGGAAAAGTCATTACGGATAGTCTTGGAAGAAAACTAAAATTAAGAGATGTTAGTGTATTAGATGCCATGGATTTGTTAGAAGCAGTAGGAGAAAAAGTTTCTCACCCTACGAATGAAAGTATGGCTAATGGAAGTTTATACATTTCTGCTGTTGATGATTTCTTGCTTTCTCAACCTCCCGCTAATTACGCTGAATTTCGAGGCAATATTAAACGTATTGGAGATGAAGGATTCGTAGCTTTTTTTAAGTATAATTTGGAATGTTCGTCTGATGATAAAGATAAGAAACCAGAAGAACGCGAAAAAGAGGAAATCGAAAAAGTAAAAAAATAGTTCGCCATGAACCTTTAAGGCACGTTCTTAGGTTGGTAAAACATGGCATTCCCTACCACGAAGCCTTATCTTTGAAGCCCTCTCGAAGAATGGCTTATAACATAATTTTTTCCGAGATAGAAAGCGATAAAGAGCTTGATTTCTCTACTTGGAAATGGAACGAAAGAAAGGAGGAGAAATGAAAAAATTTACCCTCGATACTTTCGTCACACACCTCGAAGAGGTAATTGCCTCTTATCCTGCTCGTGAAAAACTCTTACTCGAAGAAATAGGACATTTGGTTAAAGATAAGGCCAAGAAGAAGATTGGTCATCTACAACCAGGATGGGATCCTCTTTCTCCTTCAACAATCCTTGATAAGGAACGAAAAGGTTTTGACTTTAATGGCGATCATAACCCCCTTTATCGAAATGGTAAGTTGCTTCATTCGATAGAATCTGGTGTGGTTGGGAAGACGGCGGTAGTAGGATCAACGGAAGATACGGCTGTGTGGCAAGAACTCGGAACCGTAGGACAACATCCTATTCCTCCAAGGCCATTTTTAAGTACTGCCATGTTTGAATCGGTTTCAAAAATACTATCTGGTATCAAGGAATGGTTTGGGAATACTATTCAAAAGAAAAAGATTTCAACGAATAAGTTGAGAACGCATGTTGAGACCTACCAACCATGATTGAAGCATTTAAACTAGCGGCTATTCTAAATCTCGAAGGAAATTCTTTTACTAAGTTAAAAGAATTGATGACGTTATTGAAGAAGACCCAGCGTGAATTTTCCAAGCTAAATACTCTCACAAAAGCGTTTAATACCAACCTGTCGAAGTCACGTGCTAACGATCCTTTCAGGCGTCTTAATCAAAGCTTAGCCGTAACTCAGCGAAGAATGGCATCGGTAGTCGCCCAATCCCGTGCACTTAATCGTTCTTTAGAAGGTGGAGCTGCCGCTGGAGCGGTTGAAGAAGGTGCCCTGGCTGCTGCTTCTCGCAGTGGTCGACGCGGTGGTGGACTAAGTCGAAAACGTGGTGCGTTTCACCAGCACGCACGAAGTCATTTTGATTTAGGTGGGGTTGGCATTACTAACAATATGCCATTGGGAGCGGCTATGGGTGCGGGGTTAGTCGCAGCTGGCGCATACGAAGCTTATCAAGCCGGTAGTGAATGGAGTCGACAAGTCGCTCGTGTTCGAATGCAGGGATTTACTTCGGGAGAAGTTAATCAAGCAAAAGCGTATGCCATGAATACCAGAATACCAGGTATCTCACATATAGCGATGATGGAAGCGGTGAGAGATTCTGCCATGGCAACCAAAAGTATGCCAATGGCGTTGAAGCTCGCAAAACCAATGGCAGAGATTCAATATGCCAATTCTATTATCTATCATAAACAATATACGGGTGCCCAAAGTTCTTCTTTGATTAAGTATGCCGAAGCCCGGGGTGGTGGCAATTTAAACAAAACCGTGGGTGCCTTGAATGAAGCACAAAAATTGATCTCCTTATCCGGTGGAAACTTCGATCCTATTCAGTTGAGAGCCATGATGAGGCATGGAGCATTAGCATTACAACATGTTTCAAGTATTGGAATGGCTGGTTTAGAGCCAGTTGCGCAAGAAGTCCAAGGAAATACAGTTGGAAGTGGGCTTCAGACATTAAGTTATGAATTAATCGGTGGACATATCTATAAGAAATCAGCGGCAAACTTAGTAAGAACTGGATTCGGCAAATGGGGTAAAAATGGATTTGAGTTAAAAAAGAAATGGAAGAATCTTCTGATGACAAATCCAGCAGCATTTGCCTTTGGAGTGCATGATACGCTTCAATCGCGTGGTTATTCAGAGAAACAAATATCTGAGTTTGAAACAAGAAATTTTGTAAGAAGGGGCGGAATGCTAGTTGCGTTACTTAACAAGAATCGTTCAAAAATTATGCGAACATGGGAACTTTACCCCGAAGCCTTTGGTATAAACAGATCCGTATCAGAAGCGCATGGAATGCCTGGTGGACAAATGAAAAACCTAAGCGCCGCATTTCAAGATTTCTCGACGGCTTTATGGAAATTGTCTAAACCTGGGATTATAGATGGCATAAAAGCATTAACTCTTTTGTTAAACAAACTAACGGATGCCCTGACTTTCTTGAAAAAGCACAATATTCTTCCAACCGTTGGACAAGCCTTGGGAACGGCAGCCAGTAGTGCTGTAGGAGGTATTGGTGGTGGCATGTTAGAAGATTATATCTACAAAAATTATGTTCTTCATAACAATGGGGTAAAACCAACAGAACCACTGCAAATGTATCTTGATCCACATGAGTTTCAACATGCGATAGGTTCGGGTCTTAATACGATTGCGACCAAACAACCTACGACTATTACGGGTATTAATTCTTTTGAAACGCGATTTACAGCGCCGTTTAACGGAAATGTGGGGCTCTGATGCCAGCTATTCTCATACTTGGTGATATAGAATTTCTTGATACGGAAATTCCATCTCGTATTAACTTTGCCGGCCATCAGATGCTCGGGGTCCATACGATGATTGGTGGCCAACGACAAGTTGATGCGATGGGTGTTAACCCCGATGATCAAACGTGGCACGGTATGTTTTTTGGAGAGAATGCAAAGTTCAGGGCACAGTTTTTGGAACAAATGGCTCAATCGGGTTTGGCATATGGATTAACATATGAAGGGTTTTCTTATTCGGTAGTTATTCGCTATTTCAAACCGTTATACGAAGCACCCTTTAAAATTCCTTATACGATTTCTGTTGTTGTTGTAGAAAATTTAACCAATCCTATTAATGTTTTACCATTAGCGAGTTATGATCAGGAAATTCAAACAGCTCTTTTTGAAGCTTATAACATTGCACTTCTACTGAAGAATGATCCGATTGACGGCGCAATCGCAGCTGTGAATGTGGCAACAGAAAATGTGAATTTTAATGATGCTTCATTAATTGAGTTAAACAATATTGGCGTTGTTATCCAAAGTGCGAGAAATGTTGTTGGGACTCAGATCCAACAATTAACGAAGGAGATATTCGGATGAGTACACCAGCCGATATCCTCGCTGATCAATTATTGCAGCTTAATCAGATGTATCAACTGAAGTATTTGTTAGATAAGAATATCAAGAATATTGATTTGATCATTAATGGCGGCAATGGAACCTTATTGACCATTTTAAATGCTGACTTATTTCAGCTAGCGGCTTTCTATTATAAAGATTATAAAAAATGGACCGTAATTGCCGATGCGAACAACTTAGTTTCGCCATTAATAAACAGTTCCACACCCTTGCAAATCGTTATTCCGAAAAGTGGACAAGATACCGGAGGATTGAGAATTGACTAATGCGATTTCCTTTGTCCCTTCTGTAAAACCACCACGGTGTATTATTCAAGTGAATGATACGGCTGTGAAATATTTAGATGTTCAGATTGAGACAAGTGATTTTACATCAGCAGATGAATTTACTGTAAATGTTCCATTGAACGGACAACAAAAACCATTTAGTTTTGGTTATTGGGCAAATGCAGCACAATTTTTAGTCAAGTTGTATGTTGGGTTTCCCTCAAACCCGCAACAGTTTACACAAGATGATCTTGAATTAGTGTTTGTGGGGAAAGCTGATAACTGTTACGTGGATCCGGTTAAGGGAATAGTACGTTTAATAGGACGCGATTTAACAGCTCGATTGATTGATAAAAAAACCACGAGGAAGTTTTCGAGTTTAACGGCGTCACAACTGGCTATCCAATTTGCGAATGAAAATGGTTTAACACCTATTGTAACACCGACTCATACCACCTTAGGGAGTTTTTACTTTCTCGATCAAACGTTCTTAAGTCGAACAGAGACCGAATGGGATTTGTTGGTAGCAGCAGCAACACAAGAGAACTTTGTTGTGTATGTGGAAGCAGACAAGCTTATCTTTAAACCAAAGCCCACAACGCAATCAAATCCGTATGTGATTTATTATCACCAACCAACAAATACATTTGCGTCCCCCATTTCAAATGTAGAAAGAATAACATTCGAAAGGGATATGACGCTTGCGCAAGATGTGATTGTAAAGGTGAAATGTCCTTATAGTAGTGCAACCGGGAATGATTTTACGGTAAAGGCAACGGCTCATAATACATCACGTTCTCAGTTAAAAGGGTTGCCAGTTCCCTCGGACCATAAACAGGTTTATACGTTCATTAAACCCGGTTTAACAAAAGAACAGGCACTGCAATACGCCCGAAGTGTTCTGAGCAATATTGCGCAGCACGGCATAAAAATGTACGCCACTTTACCTGGTGATCCGAAATTTAAAAAAGATACGGTGATTCAAGTCCAAGGTACCGAAAGTGATTACGATACCTATTATTACATGTCGAATATATTGAGAACGATTAGACCGAATGGATTTAAGATGACTATATCCACTAAAAATAGTCCAACTAATAGCGAGATAGTGGTATGAGCAGTGTCATGAACGCGTTGCGTATGAATGCAGCGGTCACGCAAAATACTAAGTATTTTACGCAATTAGGAATCATTGCTGCCTATGATACAAGTCGCCATATGGCGCAAGTTATTTTACAAACATCTTTTGAAGATGATCCGCAATTACAAACGGGATGGTTGAGAATCTCAACTCAAATGATAAGTAATTCTTGGAGTATTTATAGTTCGCCAAGCTACGGAACCATGTGTGAGGTTACTTTTCAAGAAGGTAATATAAATACAGGCATTATCACTTCCTTCTTGAATACACCGTCACAGCTTCCGGCCAATGTTCCGCAAGGTGAACACTGGTTAGTACATTCATCGGGAGCTTCTATTAAGTTACAAAAAGATGGAAATGCTACGGTTAATATTCCAGTTATTACCGTGAATTGTACCGATGCCCAAATAAATGCCAGTGGGAAAATTGATATCGAATCTCAAAGTGATATGAAAATAAAAAGTCAAACAAAAATAGATATTGATGCGCCAATGGTAAATATTGGAGATACCCATACCATTCCAACCACATTATTGCCATTAGTCAAACAAGGCGGCGCACCCGCTGTTAATGTGAAGGGAAGCTAATGTTATCTGATATCTATCAAATATTTGGAAATGATGTCGAAGTATCATCTTCGGGAGATTTGCAAACTGTTTCGGGAAAAGAATTTGGTAAACAGCGCATAATGCGTCGCTTGTTGACGCCTATACGGGCATATATTTTTCATACAAGTTATGGTGCCGGTATTCCGCAACAAATTGGATTGGCATTAACACAGGAATTATTTGAAAAAATAAAAACATTGATTTATTCCAATATCTATCAGGAAAGTAGAGTTTCTAAAACTCCTACACCCCAGATAGTATTGCAAGAAGTATTTAACGGTTTGGCGTGTCAAATAACTTATACCGATACTGCTACTAACCAACTCGAAATTATTTCATTTACTGTGACGAACTAAAATGCCTTTACCTTTAAAAGACGCGGATAGTTTTATACGGGATCAAATATTAGCCATTCAAGCTGGGTCCGCGGCTTTGATAGACTTTACGCCAGGCTCTATTCTCCTTTCTTTAGTAGAAAGCAATACGACCGCTTCGGGTTTATTTCTGCAGTCTCTTATTGAATATGTTTATGCGAAAACACGTCTTACTACCTCAACGGGTGCAGATGTAGATAGCTTTGTAAATCCATTTGGTTTTTATCGAAAGGCTCCTGTTCCCGCCAGTGGATTACAAGAATTTTCACGCGCTTCCTCAACCATACAAGCGGTTATACCTTTAACAACACAGGTAAGTTCACCAACTGCAAATCAAAGCTATACGGTTCAATTAGATTTAACGAACCCTAATTGGAACCCTACTCTTAATGCATATGTTATTTTGATAGGAACAGATAGTATTACCATACCGGTACAAGCTAATATTGCCGGCACTATTGGAAATACGAGCGCTAATTTAGTTACGGTTCTGAACTCCGGAATTATAGGTGTAGATTCCGTTACTAATCCGGATCCTTTCCTAAACGGGGAACCGCAAGAAACAGATGCGCAAGTTTTTGTAAGATTTCCTATTTATCTTGCTGGATTATCAAAAGGATCAAAAGCAGCTTTAGCTTCAGCGCTGTTGAGCATTCCTAACTTGGAACGATATAACTTAGAAGAGAATAAGACGTTTCCAGGTGGGCTGACACAACTG